AAGTAATATAAATTATCAACATTATGATAAAACTCTTTAAATTCGAAAATTATGAGGTAATAGTGGAGCCTGAAGCTTTAACTCTACTTCCATTCAAAAAGATTGTAGAGAAAAGAAAAAAAGAAAAAAGAGAGGAAGATATTAAAAATGACCTTGCCTTTATCTATTTCTTCTCAGACCCACGAAGCGATTACCAATATATATCTGATAAGTCAGCGAGAATTGAATCTATTAAGCAAGGTCTTGGTCTTAAATCTACGTGGAAACCTGATGATGTTATTGAACAAGCTATAGAGTTTTATGAATCATTCAAATCAGAATCTGCTCTATTACTTGAGGATACAAGATTTGTAATTGAAAAACTAAGACAATCTCTTAGAGAGATAGACTTCAATCAAGTAGACGATAAAGGGAAACCCATTTATCCTTTGAATACGCTTACTTCTACTATCAAGATGATACCTTCATTGATTAAAGACCTAAACGAGGCTGAAAAGGCTTTAAATAGCGAAATAGCAAGCAATGCTAAAATGAGGGGTGGTCAAGAGAAAACAGTATTTGAAGATGGTATAACATTATAATTATGGAACGTATAGATAAAATATTAGATGATATGAAAGAATTACTAAATAAGAAAAATCAAGATTATGGTAATTCGTTTCACGACTCATATGTTGAATTTGGTATTATAGCTTCAGTAGTTAGATTATCAGATAAATTCAATAGACTTAAATCGTTAACTAAAGGTAATCACCCTCATTTTGAGGGTGTGGAAGATACACTAAAAGATATAATTGGATATTGTACATTAACTTTAAATGAGTTACAACCATGAAAACAAAAGAAGAATTGCAAGAGTTATTACATTCTAAAATAGATGAATATAATCTTAATACATTAGTAAACTTGGCTATATATTGTGAAGCTATATCTCTAAAAGAATATATAGAAACAATACCAAGTATTACATTTGATAAAAAAGAAGATGAATATACAACAACTAGATTGGGATATGCATCACATTCATTTCCAAGTGGGCGTTCTACTAATGGTAGAAAAGAAGATAATTTAGTTGTTACTTTCTGTAGAGATTTTGGTAAATCTCCTATTGGTGCAATTAATTCAATAATCGACGGTTATAATAGATTAGTAAAAGACGATAATAAATTCCCGATGATTGCATTGATTAATAAAGGTAGCAAAGAAGAACTATATAATTATGAACTTAGAGTAGGATGGTAATAACAATTAAAAAATAAATATTATGAAAATAATAGAACCTAATGTACAAGAAATAAAAGACTTTGAAGGAGTTGACAATTTCTACAAAGCAGTAGCACGTGCAGCAAGAATATGCTACGCTTCTGATAAGACTACTGATGATAAAGAACTATGTGAAAGACTTATTAAGTCAGGACATACGAGTCCTTTTGCTCATGCAATATTATATATTCCTATTTATGGAGAGTTTAGAAAATGGGCGATAGAAAATAAAGAAAGCAAAGAATGGAAAATAATAGATACTGCTAAGTTTACTAAATATATTGTTAGTGAATACAGTGAAGATAAAGGCCATTTTGAATTAGCAATAAATGGAAGAACATTAGTAGAATCAGCAATAGAACATTCAGACAATATAATTCAAGCATTAGATGACACTCTTAAAATTATTAAAATGTTTGAATTAAATAATCATTGGTTTAAATCTTTCATAGTAGATACATCTATTGGATGCACAAGAGAGATGAACAGACACCATGATAACTTCTACATCTGCGAACAATCTACAAGATATTGTAATTTCTCAAAGGATAAGTTCGGTGGTGAAATAGCTATCAACAAACCATATTGGTATGACACAGATGAAGTTAATCCGTGTTATAAATGTGCTTGGGAGAGTGCTATAGCAGATGCTGAGCAACATTACTTTGAAATGGTAAGAGGAAATGTATCAACTGATATAATTAGAGGTGTGTTACCATTAGATACTCATACAAGAGCAATCTATACAGCAACAACTAATGAATGGCAACATATAATTGATTTAAGATTAAAAGGTACTACAGGAAAGCCGCATGGCGACATTAAAGTAATAGCTGAAAAGATTAATAATATAATAAATAAACAATGATATGGCAACAGAAACACAGGCATTACCAAATATAGAGTACAATCCCAATATGCCTTGGGAACAAGTATTGTATTTCTTAAAAAAGAAAGACCAAAAGATTGAAACATTTAAAGATACTTTCTGGAATAAAGTAACAGTATTACTTGAAAAATCATTTCTAAGTAATCCGTATATTGATGAGTTAGAAATACCAGTAAAGAAAAATAAAGATAATACCACTTACGATGTTATAAAACTTATGAAAGTTAAAGAACAAGTAGGTGTTAGACAGATAGAAAAAGAAGTAGATGGTCAAATAGAAACAGAAGATATACCAGAATATGAAACATTTGTATATTGGTATATAGATAACGAAAAGGTAGACGTAACATATCTAGATGATTATTTTACTGTAGATAGAATCATTGCATTTGAAAATAACATCATAGAGAAATTTGAAGAATTGCATAATCAAAGAAATCAAACAATCAAAGAATTTAGTGAAGCACAAGATTATGTAAAACAAGAACTAAACACTAAACCTTGTAATCATAGAATAATATAATGGATTTTGTATTTAATGAATATCAGACAAGTATAGATGATAAAACATTAGGAACTTATCCAAAAGAAGTAAGAGAACAATTCATAGAATATATAAACAATATTCCATATATACGTTCTCTTATTTCTGTTAATAGACCATACGCAAAGGATTTACAAAGAGATGATAGCGGTAAAATTATTGTTGATATTACCAATCCTCATATCTTGGAGGATATGGATTATTTCAGACCAGCAGCGTTACACTACAGACAACATGGCTGCTATACTTTTCTACAGCCTAATAATAATCCTAACAGTGAGTTTGGTAAATGGATAAGAGAAGAAGTACGTAGATGCTATGAAGGATATGTAAGACCTTCAGATGGTGAATGGATTACTGGAGACTACTATTTCTTTCTAAACTATTGTCCTATACAAGTAGCTAAGAAAACTAAAACTAAGAAAGCAAAGCGTGTTATTGACTTTCCTGATGTATGGGAAGGACATTACTACTTATCTCATTATCTTGAACAAGCAAGAGATAATGGACATCACGCTTGTATGCTTGCTGCACGTGGTAAAGGTAAATCATATTTCGGAGCAGCAAGACTTGCTAAGAGATTTGTATTAGGAGAAAGTGCTGATGTAAACAGAAAAGTTCAATGTGTTGTTACTGCCAGTGAAAGAAAGTATATACAGGGAGCAAATCAAATTCTTGATATGTTTGCGTATTACATAGATTTTTTGGCAAATAACACACAATTTCCAGGAAGGCGATTAGTTAATAGTCTCCACGATTTACAATGGACTATGGGCTATATAGATGCCGATAACGGAACAAAGAAAGGAACTCTTAACTCAGTTACTGGTATCACATCAAAAGATGACGAATCTAAACTTCGTGGTTCTCGTGGACAATTATATCTGCTCGAAGAGGCCGGCACGTTCCCTAAGTTGTTGCAACTCTATGCGTTACTAAGACCGTCAGTAGAAGATGGTGATTCTGTATTTGGTCAAATATATCTATATGGAACATCTGGTGACTCTGACTCAGACTTCTCTTCTATGCAAGAGATTATGTATAATCCAAAAGGTTATAATGTACAGCATATAAATAATGTATATGATATTGAAGGCAAAGGTAGAAAAGAGTTTACTTATTTCTTTCCTTCATATCTTAATAGAGCTGACTGTTATGATAAAGATGGTAACTCCGATGTAATCAAAGCATTATTAGAAATACTACAAGATAGATTTGTAGTAAAGTATAACTCTACTGATGTTAATATGATTACTAAACGTATATCAGAATTACCTATTACACCAGCAGAAGCAATCCTTAGAGCAACTAAGAATATATTTCCTATTACAGAGTTAACAGAAAGACTTACTGAAATAGATAATAATCCTGCATTCTATAATGAAGTTTATATAGGAGAACTAAAATTAAAGAGTGACGGTACTGTAGAATTTAAACCTACTACTGATACCCCTATCAGAGAATTTCCTCTTAAAGACAATAAAAGTGCAGGTGCGTTAGAAATATTCGAAATGCCTAAGACTAACTCTGATAACAAAATACCACAAGATAGATATATTATAGGACATGACCCTGTAGATAATGATGAGAGTGAAACATTGTCATTATCATCTACATTTGTACTAGACTTATGGACAGATAGAATAGTAGCAGAATATACAGGTAGACAAATATATGCTGAGGATAACTACGAGATAGTTAGAAGATTATGTATCTTTTATAATGCTAAATGTCTATATGAATCTAACTTGAAAGGTATCTTTGCATATTTCTCACAGAAGAATAGTTTGCATATGTTAGCTGATACTCCAGAATACTTAGTTGACAAACAATTAATCAAAGGTATTGGTTATGGTAATGCATCTAAAGGAGTTAGAGCAACATTACCAATTAATGCTTATGCTAATAAACTAATTCAACAATGGTTATTGAAACCTATTGTTAAAATGCAGAAGCAACAAGATGGTAGCGAAGTAGAAGTGCAAGTACCTAATCTATTTGATATAAAGAACAGAGCATTATTAAAAGAGTTAATACTATATAATCCTGATATAAACGTCGATAGGGTCAGAGCATTAGGCCTTGTTATGTTATATAGAGAAGAGAAAGTTGTATTATACAACGGAGAACTCAATGGCAGTAATAGAGATTATTATAAGGATTATATGGGTAATGACCCGTTCTTTACTAAGAACTACGATAATAGATACAATGTAACAGAAGATGATATTGACATAGTTAAAAACTATTATGGTAGTATAAAGAATAATGTTAATATGTTTCAAAGACTCTAATATTATATAGAAACTATAATCAAATTGGTCGTATATATTTGCAACGTTTAAATAAATAAGATATGAATGAATATACATCGTTTCCACCACAGCAGCTATCATTTAGCTCTAAAGGAAAGGCTTGGAGAAGACAACATCTAGATTGGGCTGACACTAAGTCATTCTTCAATTATGGCTCTGTGAGAAACTCCTCAATACATAAAAAGATAAATTATGATTTAGTATCTGGTAAGATTCATATGGAAGATATAGCCAAGATATTAAATCCTGAGGGATTTCAGGCTGACTTCATTCCAGAAAAGATACAACATTACGCAATCATCAATTCAAAACTTAATGTACTTAGAGGAGAAGAAGCAAAAAGATTATTTGATTATAGGGTTATAATAACTAATCCTACTTCTATCTCTGAAATAGAAGCTAAGAAGAAGGATGAGGTCTTTGAGGCTGTAATGAATCTCATAAGAGAACAGAATCAAGATTTACAGGCTCAGATACAGGCTGAGCAACAACAGCAACAATTTGCACAGCAGCAACAGATGCAACAACAACAGTTGGCTGAACAAGGACAACAGATTTCTCAAGAAGAAGGAATACCTGCTATTCAGCAACAGGCTCCGCAAGAGCAAGAACAAATGCAGCCACAGCAAATGCCGCAGTCTCAGCCTACTGAAGCCGAACAGAAGTTCAATCAGAAACTAGAAAGGATTAATCAGTATTATACATATGAGTATCAGGATATACGAGAGATGAGAGCCAATGCAATCCTTCATCACTATATCAAGGAATACAATATGGGCAATATGTTTAATCAAGGATTTATGGATGCAATGATATGTGGAGAAGAAATATATCAATGTGAAATAATTGGAGGGGAACCTACTATTAAAAGGATAAATCCTCTTAAACTATCCATATTCCGTTCAGGTTACTCAAATAACATAGAAGATGCAGATGTGGTCATTATGGAAGATTACTGGTCTCTAGGACGAGTTTATGACACATTCTACGATAGTCTTACAGAAAAAGATAGAAAGTATCTTGAGAAATATTCTAATACTGGAGAGATAGCAACAATCGACAGTATGCAGAATATTGACGAAAGAGCTGGTCTTGTACGTAAGACTATGATTTCAGATGTAATAGTTAATGACGACTTCTATTTTAATCCTTTCTCTGATAATACCGAATTATCGTCTCTGTCGCCATTTGACGGTGAAGGTAATGTAAGAGTACTACGTATGTACTGGAAATCTCGTAGAAAGATTAAAAAGGTCACTTCCTTTGACCCGATAACAGGAGAAGAGGTATCTACATTCTATGGAGAAGATTATCATGCAGA